TCCTGTTTAAGTATGGTAAGAAAATATTTGATAAGGTTCTGGAAGCAATGCAACCAGAGTTTGATGATGAAACTCCAATCAATCCTTTTGATTTCTGGGCAGGTGCAAACTTCAAGTTGAAGATTGTGAAGAAGGATGGGTTCTGGAACTATGATAAGTCAGAGTTTGATAAGGTAGCACCTTTACTAGATGATGATGATGCTTTAGAAGCATTGTGGAAGAAGCAGTATTCTTTATCTGCCATTACAGCACCAGATCAGTTTAAGTCATATGAGGATTTGGAGAGACGATTAAACACTGTCTTGGGACAGAAACCTGTCCAAGCTCCTAGATTAGATGATGAAGTTATAGCTGAGGAAAATCCTCTCCCAGTATCAGTAGCTCCTACATCTAGTCCTTCATCTACTAGTGATGAAGATGATGCTCTCAGTTACTTTCAGAAGTTAGCTGATAGTTGAAATATAATCAGATCTGCTTGACTCTATTAGTCATAGCAGCATACATTAATCTATTTAAATAGATTACTGATACAGTCTAATATTTTCTCCTTTCTTTAAGGTGTCACTCACATACTGAGCGGCACCTTTTTTATATGGCATGATATCATCCATGTCATTAAAGATAATATTCAGATAGAGTGATTTTAATAAATAAATTTCTCTTTTTTTATTTTCTTTGTCTAGTTCATAATTATAATTTGTAATGCCTGTAGTAACATTGGCTGCTGGAACAGTATGATAGGAGTTATTATCATAGTATTCATAGTAGTATGCATTTCCTGCACCAATATCTCCTTGCACAGTGAAGGTAACTTCTTCTGTTCCTCCTATGACAGGGTTCTTAACTGCAGGAATTTCTGGAAGCACATAGGTAAATCTAATCACAACATTGTTCACCTCAAGGATAGATGTAACAGGGAACCTTCCATTATAAACTTCAGATGATACGTTCTGAATTAGAATCTCATCTCCTACTGTAAGATCTTTAATACCATTGTTCATGGTAACAGTAGCAACCTTAGCATCACTTCCTGAGATCTGAGTTATCTTTGTGTTGATTGCTTGTATGAAGTTACCATTAGTCTTCCATGTATTGGGTGTTTGTAATCCACCTTCTAGGATAACTCCACCCTTGATGTTTGTAACTTCTACAGTTTCATAGTGATGAATACCAGAGTATAATTTGTCATAGGTTTCATACTTCTCTAGCATTACTTCGTCAAAAGAAGATTGAGGTAGTGGCCACTCTGATTGTATGTTTGTTATGTTGTTAGATAATAAAACTACCCAATCTAAAGTAGGATCATCATAGAATTTTTGTGCAACATTATCTGGTCTGTCATCACCAATGATATTATATTTCTTAAAGTAGGTTAGGTCTTGAAATATATCAGGACGTAATTTGCCACGTTTAAAAAGGTTCTTGACATTAATAAAATTAGATATGTCCTGAGCACCCTTAGTGCGATTAACATATTCAAAGTTAGGTACTTGTTTGAAATAAGAGTTTGTCATGGTTAGAATCCTGTTCCTTCTTGTCCTTCATCATCAGACCAAAAATCATCATTGTATATAGGAGTCATCTCCATAAAACTCATTGATACTTGATAAGATGTCATTGAACCATCTCCTACTCCTCCTTCATTATCATATGTGCTGTAAGATCCATCAGGAGTATAGTCTACAGTAAAGCTATTTAATGCACATATCTTTATATTGTTTAAGAAGGGATGGAAATCTCCATTTCTAAATGTATACTTAAGTTTAAAAACATTTGGACTCTTTAAAAATATTCTACTGTTAGATCTCTTAGGAGCCATAGATTTCTTAAAGAATCTAATGATTTCTTTTATTTCTCTTGCTTCTCTAGGTTCTCTTGGTGTAAATCTATAACTATAACCAAAGGTTCTTAAATTGGGACCATTAAATAATACTTCTACGTTTTTGTTTATACTTTGTCCTGTTGCTCTTCCTATTAGATCTGCACCCACTGCTTGTCCTGCAAAATATGATTTAATAATTGCTTCCCAATTATTACCCAATGCTTCTTTAGCAGTAGCCACTGCAGTTCCTTTAAAATTTTCTATAGAATCACTTCCACCACCACTTAGAAAATCCATTGCACTACCAGCAATATTAGCTCCTGCTAATTTAATAGGACTTAATTCATTATCTCCCCATCCTACACTATTTGATTCTGAAATACCTGGTTGTATAGGGAGACTTACTACTCCTCTTCTAGTCTTTACTCTCTTATCTAAATCTTTTATTTTAAATATTGATTGTGAACTATCATCAGTAAATAATCCTGGTTCATAATCATAACAAGTTATTTTTAAATAGTCAAAATTATCAGTATCTTTTTGGTTGATTGGATATCTTCCTATGTAAAATCCTTCAGGATCTCTAGGAAAATCAACTGTGTTTAAATCTTTTAAATCAGTTAACTTCCAAGGATTTTTTATACCATCTCTAGGACCCATTCCAAATGTTGGGTGATCTTCTAGTCTTAATTCAGATCTAGTCTTACCTCCACGCAATAATATATCTTCTTGTCTCACTGCTTCTCCAAATCCACCAGGATTTTCTCTTTGTCTTATTTCAGATCTACTTAATTCTTCCCCATCTACTATGGTAGTGGGACTTGAATTGGACACTGTAATATTTTTTATATTATTTTTGGATGTGTAAATAGAAAGTTTTTCTTGATTTACTTCAGATAATTTTCCATAACTGTCTTTTAAAGTAGAAGAATAAATATCTTTATTTTTCAATACATAGTCGTTATATCCTTTACTTGGACTCCATTGACCATTTGTAAAACTCGCTGTAATTTCACCTGCAGAATCTTTTACAACAACAGTATTAGAATCCGCATTTATTTCTAAAGAATTTATCTTCCCGCTTTCATTAAGAAATTTTGTGGTAGACATGAATATCTTTTTAGTTATTTAGTCTTAAACTTTGCATAAGGTAATGATCGTAGGTAATCTATCTCATCATTCTGTATCACATGGAGGTTGCCTACAATCTCCATCCATGTATAGTTCCTTGATGCACCCCAATGAAAGTTGATACCTTGGAACCCCCACCTATCCACATAGGTAACAGCAACTAGAGGGAACTCATCATAAACACCAGGAGTTTTGGCATTATATACAAAGGTATAATAGTTACCTGCATCAGGAACCACCTCAGTTTGAGTGAACACTTCCATGATGTTCATCATAATATCATCAGCATCATCTAGTTCTTCAATCTTACCTTGAAGTTCTTCTGTTCTTTCTGTCATTACTTAATACCTAACTCATCTTCTGTAATAACTTTGAACTCAATTCTTCTATCTAAACAATACTCCTGTGCTGCTTTCCACTTTGCTTGATTAACAGCATAGGTATTCAGTTCATAGAGATAAGATTTAGTCACTCTGGATTTTTTCTTAGGAGGTCTGGTTTGCTTCTTAGGTTTCACTTCAACCACATAAGTTTTAACACTACCATTAGTTTCTTTTACTTTCATGAGAAAGTCTGGGTAGTATCTATGAGGTCTTTTATCCACAGGAGATAGGTAAGGGATACTTATCTCTTCAGAAGCCCATGCTATAATATTCTCAGTCAGATCACAGTACCTACAGAACTTACGTTCCCAACTACTACGACATATAATATTATTTGGATTGCCTTTATATTTTTGAGGGTGCTTTGGTCTGTACCTACTCTTAATACTTTCAGCCATCTCTTATACATAATATATAATCTAAAATATTTATAGATGGCAGGTGCTCGTCCAGAAAAATTAAGAGTAAGTGATATAAAATCTAGGTTGTTAAATGTTGCACAATCTTCTTTATATCGTTTAACTTTATCTGTGCCTTCAGCAGTTAGATCTAATGTGTCTGATTTAACTGACTTAGATCTAGATAATATTAGTTTGTCATGTTCAGAAGCAAACCTTCCAGGATCTTCTTTAGCTACTCATGATATCACCAATGATTATCAAGGTGTTACTGAGAGGATGGCATATAGAAGAATCTATGATGATGTGTTAGGGTTGACATTCTATGTTGATAGAAACTATAATACGATTAAACTATTTGAGAGATGGATTGATTATATAAGTGGTATTACAGATCCTACAGTTTATAAAAGTCCATATACAAATCAAAGAGTTTCTTATCCTACATTTTATAAGAGTGATATATTCTTAAGTAAGTTTGAGAAGGATCATTTCTCTAATGAATCTACTCTTCCTAAGGTAACTTTTGATTATACATTTGTGAAAGCTTTTCCTAGAGACATTACTGCTATTCCTCTGTCCTATGAACAAGGTCAGATTTTAAAATGTAATGTTTCATTCTCATTCATCAGGTATGTAGTGGAGGATAAAACAGAAAACTTACTTACCACCTTCTAAATAAACATACTGAAATTTCTATAAGATATTATGCCATTACCAACCATTGTTACTCCAACTTATGAACTTGAGTTGCCATCTACAGGAAAGAAAATTAAATACAGACCCTTCTTAGTTAAGGAGGAGAAACTTTTAGTCTTGGCACTAGAGTCTGAAGATACAAAACAAATCACCACTGCTATCAGAACAGTTTTGAAAAGTTGTATTCAGTCTAGAGGAGTTAAGGTAGAGTTGCTTCCTACATTTGACATAGAATATTTGTTCCTTAATATTAGAGGGAAGTCTGTGGGTGAGGAGATTGAAGTTAATTTGATTGCACCTGATGATGAAGAAACTCAAGTGCCTGTGACTATTAATATAGATGACATTAAAATCCAGAAGGATAAATCGCACACCAATAAAATTAAATTGGATGCTAAATTAATCATGGAGATGAAGTATCCTTCACTGGATGAGTTTGTTAAAAATAATTTTGATTTTGCTGGTGAGGTTGGGATGGATCAATCATTTGATTTGATAGCATCTTGTATTGATAAAATTTATAATGAAGAAGAGGTATGGTCTGCTGCAGACTGTACTAAGAAAGAGATGAAAGATTTCTTAGAGCAGATGAATAGTCTGCAGTTCAAAGAGATTGAAACTTTCTTTACTACTATGCCTAAGTTATCTCACAATGTAACCTTCACTAATCCAAAGACTGAAGTTGAAAGCACTGTAGTGTTAGAAGGGTTATCATCTTTTTTCGCATAGGCATGGTGCATATGGATCTAGAGAATTATTATAAACTTAATTTCTCTTTGATGCAGTACCATAAATATTCATTAACTGAAATTGAAAATTTAATCCCTTGGGAGAGGGATATATATGTTGGGTTACTTCAACAGTATCTTGAGGATGAAAAGTTAAGACAACAACAATCCAATAGTTAATGGCTCCAGCAACCACTCCTACAGTTAAAATACTCACAGACCTTGGATATCAAGTCTGGGAGATGGAGAGTGACGCTGATATGCTAAGGGCATTGGTGGAAGCAATTAATACTTTGAGTATTACTAATCCTAGTGATGGTAGGATTTCTATATTACAGAGAGCAGTAAAAGGTTTAAGAGTTAAGAGAAGATCTGCTGCTCCTAGTAAAGCACAGAAGTATACTGAGAGAACAAGAAGGTTAAAGGGAAGCAAGTTCATGGGAACTGCAAAACCTGCTGCTACTTCTAGAGTAAATCCAGTAGCTCTTTTACCTGCTGCTTCAGAAGATCAGTCTGTATTCTCTACTTTAGTGAGTGCTTTAACTAATATAGGATCATTACTTAAGAGAATAGGTGGTATATTAAGAATTCAATTTCTATTTAAAAAGTTATTAGCTGCTCGTCAACGTAGGAAAGATGCCTTAGATGAGAAAAGAAAGAGAGAAGGAGAACTAGAATCAGATAGTGGAGGATTAGGTAAAAGGATTACCAACACTCTTACTAAACCCATAAAATCTTTTTGGGGTACTTTATTAAACTTCTTTAAAAATATTCTTATTGGATCAGCTCTCTTAGGATTCGTCAAATGGATGAAAGATCCTAAGAATCTAGAAACTATTCAAGGAATAGCTGAATGGTTTTCTAAAAATGGTGAGAATGTATTAAAAGGTATAGTAGCTATCCTTGGTTTAGGTATTGGGTATAGAATTTTTAGGCTTGTTACTAGAGTAGGAAAAGCTATTGGTAGATTAGTTAAAATATCTGGTGCTCTTATAAAAGGAGGTACATCATTACTGCAAAAATTACTTAAAGGGGGTTATAAAATAATACAAAGTGGTCTCTCTATTAAGAGATCGCGGGATATTATAGAGGGAATTCCATTACTTAAAGGAATTCCAAAACTTTACCCAATTCTTTCTAAAGAATTGACTAAAAAAGTTGGTCAAGAAGCTCTTTTAAATGTCGTTACTAAAGGAGTTCCTGTTGATGATGCTATTAGAGAAGCTGGAATTAAATATACTGCAAAACAGTCATCAAATATATTATCTGAGACAGCAACAAAATCTTTTGCTGAGAGTGCTACTCAGAGTGATAAAGCATTAAAAGCTTTTAAAGGAAAATATACAAAAGCATTAAAACCTCAAGCTGGAGAAAAAATACTTCAAATTATAGCTAAAGGGAGAGGAGTTGGAGCAGCTCAAGGTCCCTTTGGTAAGGGTGGAAAGGTGGTTGCTAGAGGGATGGAAGAATTAATTAATAAAGGTGGAATAGATCCAAAACTCTTAAAACCCATCACTGAAGTTCCAAAAGATTTTATTCCTAAAGCTGTTCAGTCAGTAGTAACTGAAGATGCTCCAAGGACTGCAGCTCAAAAAGCTGGACAGAAATTATTAACTGGTTCTGGAAAAAAACTTGCTACTAACACTGCACTGAAAGGAACACTGAAAAATGTAGCTAGAGGACTTCCTTTCCTTGGAACTTATCTTGATACTGTATCAGCTATTGATGAGATTAAGAAAGGTAATTTTATTGCTGCTGGATTGTTTGGTGCAGGTGCAGTTACTAGTATCATTCCAGGTATGCAAGGTGCATCTTTAGGTTTTAGTCTTAGTGCTATTGCAGCTTCTGTAGTAGAAGATAAAATTAATACACCAAATCTTTCAATGAATAAGAAGAAAGATGTTAAAGTTACTGTAGTTCCTCTTAAATCTGAGGATAAAATATCTAATAGTGGATCAGGTGATACTAATACTAAAGTTTATAGTGTTTCTTCTATTGATAGGAGTAATCCTAATTCATTTGTAAATCAAAATTTATTTAATATGGTAGGAGTATAATTGTAATATGGCACTTCCACTCTTAACCACTGGTTTAAAACTATTTCAAGCCACTAGATCTAAAGGTTCACCTCAATCCACTACTCAAACTACTACAGTAGATGGTGCTGCAAATTTGGGTGCAACGATGAAGGCAGCACCAGCACCAGGACAAAGAAGATCTAGCACTCCTTCCATTTCTATTAGTAAATTCCTTCCTCAATCATCTGCCCCTCAGAAGGATGTTAAATTTAAAGACAGGAGATATAAACCACTAGGAGATGTAGTAAATTCTATTACTAAATCCTTTGCTTCTATCTTATCCATCTTTAAAGCAGATGATAAGTTATCTCGTCGACAGGCTGATGATCAAAGACAAAAGAATGCTGCAGATGCTAAGACAGCAAGAGAGTCTAAGTTGGAAGGGCAGAATAAGTTTAGTCCTTTAAAAACAATCTCAAATAAAATATCTCAGAGTGGATCTTGGTTGGATAAACTGATTACCTTCATTGCATCTATAGCATTAGGTAGTCTTGTTCTTGCCATTTATAAAAACTTCACTGGTTTAATTCAATTCTTTAGAGATACCTATGAAACTATATTAGATTTCTTTAAAAAATTGGGAGAATATATATCTCCTATACATAATATTTTTAAATGGATAACAACTAAATTTTTAAATATATTTTCTAAAGTTAAACCCAATGAGGATAAAGATTATGCTGAGAAAATAGATAAAGAATTAGAGGTTAATCAGAAAGTAGCAGATAATTTAGAGAAGGAAGCAGGAGTCACAGCAAATGAAACAGAAGAAATTGATTCTGAATTAAGTGCAGCAAAGATGGAGTCTGATGATGATAATGAAGCATTAAAAAGTTTCCAAGAATTTGTATCATTCATGGGGAACATGGTTTTACCTGGTAGTGCTGCTGTTGCTGGTACTATGGAAGGTCAACCCATGAGAGAGGACAGACCTTTTGCTAAGGAGATGATTAAGGAGCATGAGGGATTGCGTTTAGATAAGTATTTGGATAGTAAAGGTTTACCTACTATAGGGTATGGACATCTTATAGATGAGAGTGATCCTGATCTTATGAACATGCCTCTTGGAGAAACTATATCTCAAGAAAGAGCTAACGAATTATTTGAAAGAGATTTTAATGAGCATCTTTTTGCTGCTCAAAAAATTCCTGGTTTCTTTAGAGCAAGTAAGAGACAGCAAGCAGCATTGATTGATCTTACATTTAACATGGGACCTAATTGGTATAAAGGATTCCCTTCCTTTACAAAGGCATTTGCTGCTGGTGATTATAATGAAGCAGCAAGACAATTAGAATTTGCTGATCCTGATAACAAACCTGGAGTACCATCAGGATATGTTATGGATGTAGGAAGAAGATCTGATCCTATTTTAAAACTTATAAAGGATCAATCTTTAAAGAATGATTCTTATTTAAAAAATATTGAACATCTTTTGAGTAGACAAACAATAAGTAATAATAAATTAAGTGATGCCATTGCATCCATCTCTACTAATGAGGAAGAATTTAGTGATGAACCTTTAGTAATTCCTGTTCCACAACATCAACTTACAGTTAAGGGAGGTTCATCTCCTAAAGTTCAGTACATTCCTATTGGGAGTGAAAGTGGATTAAATAGTAATAAGATAACTAGAGCAAAATTAGCAGCAGTATAATCTAATGAGTGAATCTAATTTAAGGCCAGGCAATATAAGAAACTTTACTATTAAAGGTGAAGATCTTTCTGGTAATAAAACAGAACATAGAAACAGCGCTGCCCTAGTTGATCTAAGGTATTATGAGAATGTATTATCAAATGTAATTACATTATCTGTAGGTGTACAAGAGACAGACGATCTTTTAAATGCTCTTCCTATTTTAGGTGGAGATAAGGTAGATATAAAAATAGAAGATTCATCAGGAAATGTATTAAGACCTACTCTATATGTCAATCAAATAACAAATGTAGTATCAGATACTACAGAGTCTGATTACTTTTTACATCTTGCCTCTAAGGAACTGTTTAGTAATGATGAATCTAGAGTTGTTCAAAGATATGATGGGAAGATATCTGATAATGTTAAAAAAATAATGAAGGAAAATTTGAGTGCTGATGTAGATGTTGAAGAAACTTTAATTAACTATAACTTTATAGGTAATAATAGAAAACCATTGTATGTTTGTAGTTGGTTAGCATCTAAATCTGTACCTGCAACTGCTGGTAAATTGGGAGGAGCAGCAGGTTATCTTTTCTTTGAGAATCAAAAAGGATTTCAATTTAAATCTATTGATGGATTGTTTAAACAACCAAGTACAAAAAAATATATTTTAACTAGCACACCATTTGCACCTAGAGGATATGATGGAAAGATTCTTAATTATTCTATTGATAGAGACATAGACTTAAGTAATAACTTAGCA